TCCTTGTATTCTCAGGAACAACACAGTCAATGTAATCCAATGTAACCATATCAATTGGGCTACCATCGGCAACCATCTTTCTAATTTGGTTTTTGATTTCATTCATTGTCACAGTATCTGAAGGTAATTTCTTCAAGATTAGTTTGTTTGGCATTGTGTTCTTAATTTCTTCCACTTTGTCCATAACAGACTCTTTTTCAAGAGCTAATCTATCAGGTTCAACACCTGTCCAAATTGTGAAGTGTTTTCTTTGGATAATCTTTGGGTTGTCTTCAAAAAAGATTTGAAGAACGTTATATCCCATGTTAAATGCTGTGTTAGCGATTTTGGTCATAAGTGTTGTTTTACCAACACCGGTAGGTGCTAAGATAACACCAATCTCACCCTTAGCCAAACCACCTTTCATTAGTCTGTCAATACCTGGTATTCCCATTGGGATTGGGTGTCTGAAGTCATCATTAAGGACTTCATCCATTCCCGAGAAGATGTCTTGTACACCACCATCTCTAATCCCAACTTGTAAGGCGGTTCTAACCAATCCTTCAACAGTATCATACGATTCAAAGTCACCTTGGTCTATGATTTTTTGAGCTTTGTTCATTACCTTTTGAAGTTCTTGTTGTTTACAAAACTTCAAGGCTTTTTCTTGAACAAACACACTTCCTTCAAACGGTGCGTTTTGAACTTGTTTAATTGTGTCCAACACAATTTTTAACGCCAACTCAACTGAAATTTCTGCTTTGGATATTTGTTCCAAAGTTTCAAATCCAGGTGTTGATTGATACTTTTGGTAATATTCCTTTACCATTTGTATAATCAATTTAAAATATTTGTTGTCGAAATAACTAGGGTCTAAAACGTCAATAATGGATTGTGCGAATTCTTTATCTACGATGATTTGGTTAAGTAATTGTATTTGAAATGTATTGCCGAGATAGTCGAAATTCTTAGTCATAGAGCCGCGTGTATAATTTAAATATTACCGACTTAGGTCATAACTCAGGAAGTCATGATATAAATTTTGAGCTGAAAAAATGTCAGTCAATCCTTTCAAAATGATTTTAAGGCTGGGACGTACATCAACCGTATATCTTACTTTTGGTGGGTACAATTTCGCGTCAAAAATTCTATGTAAAATAATTTCATCGGAAATTTTGACATACATATGGAAGTACTCAGGACCTTCTGTATTTGATGTGTTTAGGACATCTGGGTCATTGGTAATTTCATCTTGATTGTCCATCATGTAAATTACAGTTTTCATTTTGAGCTCTTGGGACAACATCACTTCTACTTCCTTCATAAAGTACGCCAAGTCATAAGACTTTCGTGCCAATGGGTTGTAATTTTTAACATTGTAAAAACGTTGAACGACGATGTTGTTGTTCAAGGTTAGGAGAAACTCCATCTTAACTACGGATTCTTCTTTCATAATTTAATTGTTTGATTGTTTGTATTTGCGTTTTTCTTTTCTTGTGAGTTTGGTAAAAGGTTTCATAAAATGAACAAAGGCATCATCATCCTTGGGTAGGTATTTGAAAAAACCATCCTCCATCATTAAACGGATTAAGTTTTTATTGTCCCTACCTTCAGGGTCTAATGTTTCAGAATAGTAAAGGGTGACAAACTCTTTTGCTTCATCTGTGATGATGGGGTTTCTAAGGTCCACAATTTTTTGATTAATTCTGAAGAATTCATCGCCAATCTGTCCTTTTTTTGTTTTTCCATTTTTAATATTTTGTAAAACTGTTTCTTTTCTATTTTCGGAAATTAACTTGTCTGTCCTTGTACAAATATCGGAAACAGTTAGTACATTATCAACAATCTCAGGAAATAATTTCACAAAAGTTTTCTCACCAAGACGGTCAATACCAAAAATATTATCCGACTTGTCACCCAAAAAAACTTTAACAACAAGAACGTTTTGGTGAGGTATGTGAACATCACCAAACTTTATCTTGTCTCCGTAATTATAACTGATTTTCTTGATTGGAGAATAAATGGAAGTATTCTCCGAGATGATTTGTAAAAGGTCACGGTCTGATGAAAAAACAACCTTTTCTTCGTCTGTCGCCAACGAACAATAATAGGCTATCAAATCATCAGACTCATTACCATTAACTTCAATCTGACGAACAAAACACTCTTCAAGGTATTGTTTAACCCTTGATTTTTGGAAGTAATATGACTCAAGCTTGGCTTCAGTCATATCATTCCTTCGGTTTAGTTTATAGTCAGGATATAACTCACGTCTTGATTGTGAGTTGTTTTTGCCGTCCCAAAAGACGATAACTTTGTCAAACTCATTTTCGTCCAACTGGCGACGAATGGTGTTGAGGAAGTGAAATACCCCGCCAATGTGTTCGCCTTCCACGAAAAAGTCTTTGACTCCGTGGAAACCGATTTTAAATAAATTATCTCCATCAACTAATAGGGTCTTCACAAAAAAGTTTATTCAATAGTTTCTCTTTCCTCTTTCAACACAAAGTCACCATCAGAGCCAATGATTTCTTTCCAATAGTCAGAATACTCTTTCTTGTAAGCCTCAATAGAAGCCTTCTCTTCTGTAGTATCCTTACCCGCCAAGAAACCATGTGGTGTGACAATAATTTTTCCGTCTTCATACCCCAAACCATTGATGTGGTTTTTCATAACGGAGATTTTGGTACGAGAAGCGAACTTCACAGTTCTCTTGTCCTTAGTAGCAGTAATCTTGGTCGTACCAGCACCTTTCTGATTACCAAATAAGAACACCAAAGATGAGTTAAGCCAAACAGACTCACCACCCTTAGCCTTAATTTTAGGTTGTCCAAACGGATTGTCAGGAAGTTCAACCCAAGGTTGGTTCACAATAATCAAAGTGTTTTCATACTTTGAATCTGCTTTACGAGAACCTGAGATACGTTGGTTGATACCCATACCAATCTTGTCAGATAAAACCGACGCGTTATGTTGTTTACCACCCTTACCATCATAAGTCATCTTACAAGGTACTGAACCCACAGAATCCCAAAGGAAACATAAACTGTAATCCAATTCACCCTTTTCTTGAGCATCTAACAAACTGTTAATGTAGTCTGTAATTTGTTCAATGTAATCAAAGTTGTTGTTAAAGATAAAGAACCCGTCCCAATCCAATTCACCCGTTTCTTGGTCAACCACCTCATCACATTGAAGACCCATTAACTTTGAGTGTTCAAAGCTCCATTTCTGTTCCGTGATGATAAACACAGGTAGAATCTCTTTCTTTTGAGCATCTACCGCAGTTTTAATCATCGCAGTTGTTTTACCCGTGTCTGAGTGACCCAAGAACATATTGATATGTCCAATAGCGGGGCCCGGTAAACCCACAGCGTCTAAGAAATCAGAACCACAGTCAAAAAACCTTTGGGGTTTGTATTTGGCTGAAGTAGAGAATTTCTTCTTTACTGAATTGAAATCGGTTTTCTTAATTGCCATAGTTGTACTTATAAAATTCTTTCAGAGTTTCTAATTTATCTTTTGCGTTTGCCAATTTCTCAACAAACTTATCCATCTCTTCTAAGTGTTGTGGATGTTCCCCAATACCAACAGGGTTTTCCATATACACCATCAAAGTCGCCTCAGATTCCGCAATCTCACTCTCATATTTTTTAGTGAGTGATTCGTACATTAATTTTCTTATTTTCATTATTTGTTTGTATTAAAAAAGAACATGGACACTATGTCTAAGTAAGTGTCCATGCTCAGTTAAATTAGAATGGTAGGTCTTCGTCAGGTTCAGAGTTAACTTGGGGGTCAGAGTAAGACGGAGTTGATGGTGTTGATGGAGTTGAGTATCCACCAAAAGATTGTGTACCTTCTTCATCGTTACCATAAACATAACCACCTTTATCACTATCCCAACGTGGAACTTCACCACGAGCGATTGACTCCAAATATTCAACGGGTTTCTTAGAATAAACATCTAACCATGTCATTTCATTTTCAACCCACCCTTTCAATACATTCATGTCTTCATGAATAGGTGCAGCATCTTCATACATGATAGTTGATACAGTCGTGTATGCGGCTCCTTTAGGAGTCTTTTGCTTACTCAATTCAATGATAAGGTCACGTCCTTTTTCAGGGTCAGTGATATCACCTTTGTTTCTCCAAATAGGGATGATTTTATCAAGAATACCTTCATTCTTGTAGTTGTGTTTGAATCTCCAAAACTTCACACCATCTTCTTCGTGGTCACGGTCAATAACCTTTACAATATAGAATTTACGTGACTTGTACTGTTTAGCTAATTCTTTATCAGATTCTTTACCTGTTGACATAAGTTCTTCATATACTTCGTTCAATGGTGAACGCTCGTTATCATTTTTTCCTGGGTCATAAAATTTTTGCCATTTACCACCTACTTGGATTTCATGGTACCAAGCCTCTTTAAAAGGTGAACTACCATCTATGGTTGGTAGGATTCGGATACGTCGTGTTCCTGAGTTTGATTTCTCATCAAGAATAAGAGCGAAGTATTTCTTCATTCTTTCTTCTGATGACATACGGTTTTCTCCGCCTGAGTTGTTTTTCTGTGCTTGTTCGTACTGTGCAAGTACTGCGTCTAATGATGTTGTCATAGTTTTTTAAAAATTAAATGTTAGAGTTTAGTTTAAAGTTACAAATTTAGTTTTGAATAGTCAAATAAAAAAAAAGGTTGTGGATGTCCACAACCTTAATATAATCAAAAATATTAAAAAATCAAAACTTAAATTTGTTTTCTTCTTCCTGAGGTCTGAAAGTTGATTTGATTTCCGAAGGACTCACATCCTCAACTTCATCCGATGTTAGAACGTATTCGTGTTTACCCGCTTTTTCAAAGTCTTCCTTCTTATCATCAAAGAAATCTGTTAACTTTTGAGTGAATGGTCCTGAATCCAAACTTCTCAACTGTAGTTTTTCTTGAGGGGTTTTCTCACGATACTTTTCAATTTTAGTTTCAATCGCATTCAATCTATCAATAACTTGACCCATTTCGCCAAGCTTAGTTTCTAAATTTTGAATGTAACCAAACAAATTGTTAAAATACTCTTCTTGTTTTTGTTCAATATTTTGTTGAGACTTAACCAATTCTGTTACGTCCAATTCTTGAGTACCCTCACCTTTTTCATTTGATTTACCTTCGTCATCAATTTTTGTGACTTCAGTATCAGTGGCCACATCAATCTTTTGTGGTGGCATTGATGGGTCTACCGGTGCCGCTTCAGGAGCAACCGCGGGTTCCGCCCCAGGTGTTGGGGGTAAATCTCCTTCAGGAGGTAATGCCTGTTCAGTAATATATCTATTAATCTTGTGATGTCTCTCAATTTCCTTGAGTATCTTTTTATCTAAATTCATCGGTTAACCATTTAATAAGTTTTTTATTCCGTGTAGGGTTTCTACTTTGACTTTACGATTCGCAGTATGTTGATGACCGGCTCTTTCAATAAGACCATCTTTTTCACGAACAACATAACAATCGCCCGTGTCTAGGTCACATACTTCTGTGGTACCATCACCAATAGGTTTTGATGAAATTCTGGCTTGTTTACCAAGGTACTGATTTAATCTATTATTTAAATCCATAGTTTGAGATTTTTATTATAAATATCTATAAAGTTTGATTTATTAACAATTTGACCCTATCTGTTTACATTGGACCCCATTAAAGGAAACTATTTTACTTCCACTACCACTTGGATAACAACTACAACAGAAATTATTAAGTATTGAATCCAATATACTTACCGATACAATATCATTAGCTTTGTATCCTAAATTAGGACAATCAAGTGGTAAGATACCTAAAGTTGTTGTGAACCTATAAAGTCTTGCCGGTGTTCTAACTGTAGCAACAAAATCAACATAGTAATCACCATTTTCGGTTATTCTATCTAAGGCAACGTTCCAACTATTTTGAGAGACAAAACTTCCATCCGAGTTGTTCGATAATGTATTTCCTGATATTTCAAAATCAGCAACAGGTACAGATTGTATCAAATTATCTTGATTAATAACCAATGTAACAGGGTAACTGTTCACAAGTTGTCCTGAGAATACATTTAACACACCTGTCAATCTGTTATCTACTTGTGATACATAATTTACCGACAAGTCATATTGGTTTAATGTTAACGCGTTTGCTAAGATAACATCGTCAGTTGTTATTGGTGGAAGACTTGATGTACTTGGTGTAGGAGTTGGTGGTATATTACCAGTGCCAGGTCCTTGACCTTGAACAAATACTGTTGAAACTGAAGGTGTTGGACATGGTGGTGTTGCCGTAACAACATTACCAAGGTTTGTAGTTGGGTTTGGTACAGGTCTTGGAGGTAATTGAATTGTTTTAATCGGAGGTGTTACGTTATTTAGTAAATCTACCGCCTTGGCATATGAGGCACTTAAAGTAATGTTTTGTGTCTCAGTAACTTGTTTATCGTAAGGCCAATTTTGTAAGTAGTATTGTATCATACCAACACTCTTAATTCTTTGGATACTTGGAAGAATCTTATCTCTTACAAATAAAATATATTTGTCAATAGTTACAAAACTAACATATGGTAACGTTACATTACTATTTTTTTCGGTTGTTGCAGATTGACAAGTATATGTGTTAGTGAAATACTTATCACCCAATGGTCCGTAATCACTTGTCAGAGTGACCTTACCAAAGTTATAATCGTAACCTTTGAATTTATTTTCAATACCTGATGACATCCAAGAGATAACAAATATACCAAAAACAACTTCAGGTCTTTGTTCAACTTTTCTAATTTCATCATAGAATTGTTGTGGTGTGTAAACAAATGTTCTTCCAGCAACTGATTGGAAACCAAACTCCGCCTCCAAATATGGGAACGATACTTTTGATGTACAAGAATTTTGTGCCGCCAATTGGTTGTTTGTTTGGACGGTTTGGTTGGCATTGTTTGCTTGTGTTGTTGTAGACGCCGTTTGTAATGGATTATCTTTAGTATTTCTGTATTGTTGTAATAACTTAGAAACTAAGTTTGTTTTAATACTTTGAAGATAAACATCAATTCTTGGTAATGACATATAACTTTGTCTTATACCTTTGAATGTAGTTTGAAATTGTCCAGGTTGTATTGAATGTTTTACCTCAGTAATCATATACGAACCGTTGAACAATGGTACGTGTCTCAAGTTAAAATACATTGTTGGTTGGAGTAACGCATTACCTAACGCAACAACTTCACACTCATAACTCATGTTTTTGTATATGTTATACAAAGAAACATTTTGTGTTGCAGTACTTCTACCTGTGGCGCTGTTTGCCATCAAATTAATTTGTTGTATTGATTCTGAAGTCGCCTTTCCACTATCTTGAGTAATTGAGAAAGAATAAAATATATTTTGATTACGAGTTCCAATATCAACGTTGAATCCTACAACTTTGTTAGACAACGCATAGTCTTTTTTATTTTCTAAATCCTCATAGAATGGATTAAGTTGTTCATTTCTCAAATCAAATGAATCACTTCTAAACATATAGTTTTTATTATCTTTCATATCCAAATATGAAGATGGTCTATCCGTATAGAAACAAACAAGTTTTGGTCCCGATTTTCTAGTGTCTACCGTCATGTAGGTTCCCCACATTTCATTAGCAAACTCTTGTGGTGGTTGAGCTGTAACAGATGGTGCTGGTGAGTTTTGTACGTTATAGAAATTAACATACGCAGGAACCGGCATAACCGAAAAATGGTTTTGTGTTAATATTCCGCTGATAAATGTGAAGACACTCATCTTCAAATTCATAAACTCAGGGTCAACCATTTGTTGTAACGCAAAAATATCAATGATAATTTTGTCACCAACGTTTCTTGATGCTCTATCTAAGAATAATACATCTTCAAATAAAGTTCTTGAATCATCATAACCGGCAATCCACTTATCATTCAAAGCCTTAAACATTTCATACAGTTCAACCTTTGTTTGACTTCCCTCCCACTGTGATTGAATAATACTTTCAGGAACTTCAGTTACATCCGGTAATCCTGTGTCAGGTTTTTTAATTTTTGTATCAGTTAAATTTAAAGTATCATTGAAGAACGCAGTGCGTTCATTAACCCAAGAATTTATTTGTCCTGCGAATTGTTGAATTGTTAATGTATCATCCTCAAGTTTTTGAGTTGTATACATTTTTGCAAGTGTATTTAACTCGGCAATGTTTTGTGAGTTTAACGCAATGTTTGACTCTTCAAAGAATTGGAAAATGTAATTACCTATGGTTCCAATATCAGCCTGTGGTATGGTTGAGTTACCAAAATAAATTAAAGCAGTTTCAGTTGTGTTAAGGAAATTTGGTGTTGATAAAGTCAATACCTGATAGGGTTGCCATTGAATTGGTTCCGTAAGTTGAGGGGCATTTGTTATATGTTGAATATATGATAACCAAACTCTTTTATCATAGTCTGTAGGATTTCCAAGTTTTAATGCAACATCATAATTCATCAAGTTTTGAATTTTTGACATACCCAAACTATATTGAGAATCCACCATATCCAATATCATTTCTTGCCCTGTAGACTTTGGTAATGGTACACTCATCAAATCCCTAAATAATAGTTGGAAATTTCTGAATTTATCGTTTTGAGTATTTTCAACACCAAACGTTTCAAGTCCAATATTGTTACTTGAAGCGGTGATAAATGTATTTGTAAATTTTGATGATGGTTGTGAGAAGTTTAAAAATTCACTTTCCATTAAGTCCAATACACTTTTCTCAAAAACAGTAAAGACCTCTTCAAATTCAACATAGTCATTAGTATTTGAAAATTTAAATGACGATGTACCTAAAGTGTTTTTGGTTGTAAAATAACTTTCAATATTTGGTCTAACAATATCTGTAGTATCAAAATATCCGTAGTTAGGTAAAGACCAAAAAGTTCTAACAGAACCATTAAAAATAGAACTATTGTTGTATAAAGGTTCTGTTAACACACCAATTGAATTAAAACACTTAAATCTTATTTCATTTTGTTGTGTACCAAATGATGGTAGGATGTAATAATTTGTTTGTGGTGTTGTTGCATTTAAAGAACAACTATTAATACTTGGATTTGACTCAGGTATTGTATCAGGTATTACAACTGAATAGGTACTAACATCAATTGTTGTTGATAATCCTGTGGTGTCTAAAGTTGTTGTTGTGATGTTTGAATCCGCCAAGTTTACAACCTTCATACCGTTGTTGATGGCTTGGGTTATTTCACCGTCACTATAATTTGTGAATAGGTTTCTACCATTCAAGAAATAGTTGAAACTATTAACTGTTTTGGGATAGAAACCTAAATCCATCTCAACAGTTCTTACGTTATTCGCAAAAGTTTCTTTTTGTAGTGTATATGAAAAATTACCTACAGTGTATGTTTTACTTGTGTTTGGGGTTCCCGATGTTGGGTCATACTGTCTAGCATAATCAAAATCACCCCAAATTGGGCTTAGAA